AGATCAAGGCAGATATGGTTAAGTACGAGCTTCTGATCGTTCCCCGCGATGAGGACGAGCATGATGAAGGCGCAATGGCAAAAGCCTGGCTGCAAGCCGAAAAGGCTGGTTTCGATCTGAACCGGATCGTGACTGGTGGTGATCCGTTCAGCGAAGGCTGATCACGTGTTTCTACTGTGACTACTGTTTCTACGCAGTCGGGGGCCTAGAGCCCCCTTTTTCATGCCTGGCGTTTTTTAAACTCCTTTTATGCGCTTATCCGACACGCCCTGTGGGTATTCCTAGGCATCGTTGGCCAACCAGTTGCGTAACAAGTGAAGATCTGCTTAGAATCTCGTTAGCAACAAAAAGCCCCTCAGAGGTTTGCCGACCGCTGAGGGGTGTTGCTGGGGTTGGACCCTGTTTGCACAGGTACATGCTAACCCCATTGCACACCTAAACCAATGGGAATCATGGCCTTTTCAGCCAACATGAATACGTCTTATGAGCTGCGTGAATACGAGCAGCTTTTGGGCGATCTCATCACTAAGACCAAAGATGAGATGAACAAGCCGAAGGGTGGCGCTGCCAGTCTGAAGCAAGCAATCGGCCAAAACGTCCATCAAGGCGTTTTTGTGGAGCGTCATCAGGTTCAAAAGCCTGAAGGCCAAGGCGAACGCATCAGCATTGGTGAACTTTGCCAGAGCTACCAGCACGAAGTTGTTCAACAGCAAATCGACCCCGAAGCTGTTGAGCGGATCTTGTTTGGTCCTGACGGTTTGGTTCGTAAAGCTGGTGGTGGTCGCAGTCCTTATCTGATGGAGGACATTGAAGTCGCCTTCATCAAGGATGGCTTCAAGAAAATCGGTCCTGTCATTAGCTCAGGTCGCAACCGTCTGCTTGCGTTGCAGATCATGCTTCACGCGGCTGGCGCTGAGTATGACGAGATCAAGGACATCAAGATTCGCGTTAGCGAAATCCATGTGATGGACAAGGAAGAGCTTCAGCGCAGAATTATTTCTGCCAATACAGGTTCTCGTTCCTTTAGTCGCGCTGAGATTCGTGAACGGATGGGTTCAAGTGGTGGCGTCCAGCTGATCACTCGTCAGACCATCGAAGCCACGATTGCTGGAGCGACCAACGAAAAGACTTTCAAGGCTGCTCTTGGAGCGTGGATCAAGGATGCTGCAATTCAAAGCAGTTTGAACTACATGTCACCGGCACAGTATTCAGACGCTGGCAACAGCCTTTGGAATCAGCTTTGCAAAGTCAATCGACCTGAGTCGAAGACTTTTTACAGCTGGATCAAGTCTGATACCGGTCGCTTTGTGCAGATTGCACGAGCAGCTGAAGCAGCATTGCCTGCATCAGTTGAGGCAATCAAGTTGTCGAAGCAGGGTGGAGCACTGGCGCCAAAGCTGGCGAAACAGCTTGCACCAGTAGTTGCTGGCCAATGTGGTCTTCAGGCTTGATTGACGTTATTGGACCCCGTTCTGCAAAGAGCGGGGATTTTTTATGGAAAACTGTGCTGCCACGTGTCCAGTCGTGACCGAAGCTGTTCAAGCGTCTAGCAAGGAGGGACGAATCAAGATGGCGATTGCCGCTGTTGAGACTGAAAAAATCAGTCAAAGAGAAGCTGCCAAAAGATTTGGCATTAGTCATACCGTAATTTCAAAGCGATTAAAAAGGGGTGGTGGCGTGGAAACCAGTTGCCAGACCATCACCTCAGAAGAACGTCAAAAGTGGCATCAGGACAAGGCTGATGGTATGGCTATTGCTCAAATAGCCAGAAAGTATGGACGCGACAGAGGAGCAGTTCGTAAGGAGTTAAAAAAAGATCCACCAGTGGTGGTGCCTGCAATCAAGCCTGAAGGTATGGCTTGTGAAATTGTCGCCAGAGAGAAAAGAGCCATCTCAAGGCAACTAAAAGGGCTTGAGGGTCTGGTGTTATTGGAGCGTGAGCTGCACAAGAGCTGGAAGGCAGACCAAAAGCGTTGGGAGAAAGCTGGTCGTTCTGTTTGGCAGCACAACGTTCAAGAGGCTCATGATGTGATCTCAAGCAATGGCTGTTTAGCGAAACATCGTGAGATTTTGGGTTTGCCTGAACAGGCTTCGTACTTAGAAGTTCTTGACGTATTGGAAGCAAGAGCCAAGAGTGCGATGGATTCAATTCAGTGGCTCAAGTATTTATCGGGCTACACCGACTTGCCAGGAGGCGCTTCTAAGGTAAATTAGTCTCGGGTAGATGCGTCTATGGAACCACCCAAGACAGTTACGACATTCATGGAGGATGGGTGCGTCTCCGTGACTGTTGGTCATCTGACTGGGGTGGTTTCTAGCGCCCACCTCGTAGAGCCCAAGGAAAATCAGCTCCGTCAAAGGTGGCTGGAAGAAAACGCCATTTATGACGACTGAAGCTGATCCGCAGAACATTTTGGCTTCACTGCGCCAATGGCAGCTGGAGCAAGACAACTCAGGTCCATTCAGGGTTTACAGGGATCAACATGGGCAGATTTATCATTCAGTCACTCATATCCTGAAGAACACAGCCCCTCAATCACAGAAGGATGCATTGGAGCGTTGGTCACAACGTGCTGGCAGTGGTTTGGAGCGTGACCTTGCTTGTGACCGTGGCACCATTGCTCATGAGCATTGTGAGTATGTACTTAAGACCGCAGCAAAGTTGGCCCGTCATAGTGCCAACAAGAAAGGAGCGTGGAAGGTTTGGGATGATGGTTTGGCACGTCCTCCAAAAGCCATCACCACCTGGGCACTTAAGAAGTCGAAAGATGGAGCGCCGAAAGTTGCATGGCCAGCCCGTGAGTACGCCAGAGGTTTATCCGACTGGTTGGTGAGCGGAAGCGTAACGGCCATTCATGCGTCAGAGTTCAGCGTCAGCAGCGACGAAGGGTTTGCTGGAACGGCAGACGCTTTGATCGACACGGCATTGGGTCTAACGATCTGTGATTTTAAGACGACCAGTCGTGAGGCAGACAAGCCAGAAGCGTGGTTAAAGGATCATCAGGACCAATTAGGTGCTTATAGCTTGGCCTTACGAGAACGAGCTGGCATCCGGGTTAGTGCTGGAGCGGTGGTGATTGCGAAGCCAAACGGCAATGTCCAGCTGCGGATGCTGAGTGAACTTGAGATGAGAGGTTGTGAGGCTAGGTGGACAGAGCGGAACAATCTCTACAAGGAGATGTTGCTAAGCGGAGAAGTGATGTAAATGGAAGAAGCGTTTGACCTGTTGTATCGCGGGAAATGCAACGTCTGTGCAGCAGCAGAAAAAGCAGGCGTCTCACCGGAAGAGATGAAACGCCTGTTTAGAGGTTATGTATTGGAGCGTCCAATGGATGTAAATGATCCAGAGGTATGGAGCGGGGATGTGGAGTTAGGTTGGCCCTGGGTCTAGGCATTCCTCCATGGCTCTATGTTCGTAGTGCCGCTTTAAACGTAGGCACTCATTGGCGCGGACGAAGTTACCCAACGCTTCAAAGATAACTGCTCTAGCTGCTTCATAACGAATAGCGTTAGGCAGCATATCTGTTGGAACGCGGGAGCCTTCAGGGGAGTACTTGTTGCCATTGAGGATGCTACTCATGATGCGAACGACCAAAGGGGTCGGGGCAATTGCCATAAGTATTCAAGGACATTTTGGAACGTAAGTGAATACGTTTCACCAAAGTCAGAGAAGACTACGCAATCAGTTTCGCTACGAATCAGGATTGTGTCAGGTTCATCATTACGTTTGTAAGGATCCTCTACTTGGATCAGGATGAAGGGTTCAGTGCCCCATATATCTGAAGTAGAGCCTGGCTGTGGTCCAGCAGTCCAACTCAGGATGACTGGATCATGCGGACGCAACTGCTTTTCAAGATGGTTAAGTGTTGGAGCGTAGGTTTCGACGATGTTCATGAGTGAAAGAAGTCGTAGGGTGTTTGGGGCGTTGGGTCGTAGTTGAGTTCGTTTTCAAGTTGAGGGATCACCTCAGATTCGAGAAGATCACGCATCGAGAAGGTCAAGTGTTGATCCATCAGATGGCGTTTGTCTTCACGAGCGATGACATCTTTAAGGATGTCGAGAGCGCGTTGAATTTTGTCGCACTCATATTCTTGACGAGACATAATCAGAAAGGTGGGGCTTGATCAACAAAAGTTTGAATACGTTTTTGAATGTCAACTAAATGTTGATAGCGAGGGCATTCGCCCCAGCCAGCTTGTTCAAGAAAATCCAGTTCCCAAGTGATTGAGTCAACCAAAAGAGCGTATTCTTGAACTTGAAGATCAGGATGCATTACCATTCGACCTCCTTAATGAGTTGGTTGAGTGTTTTGAGGGATTGAATGCTGGATAACTTACGTTGTCCGGCACCAATAGTTTCTGAGAGCTGGTCTGGGTCTGAGTTCTGGATTAAATCCTGCATCTCTTGTTGAACAAGCTTGAGACAGAACTCAAGACGCTCTGAGACGTCATAAGAGAAGCGAGAGGATGCCCTGGCTTGTTTGCCACCAAGAATGAGGCAAAGAAGCTGTGTGACAGCCTTTTCTGCTTCTATGCGTGTGATCAATGGTTTTGTCATTGGAAGCCTATGGGAGTCCATTCGTGAATGTGCTGATCGAGGTAATCAATCAGCTGGTTGACTGGAGCGTTGAGTGGGGGATGTTCATCCCCATGTTCTACTTCAAATTCAGCAATACATTCTGCAGGACCAAATTCTGCTGGATGTGCCAGGTCTGTTGGATACAGTCTGGCTGGCAAGGTTTGCACAACGTCTTCAATCCATGCACGAACTTCGTAGGTAGTAGATGATGATTGGAGCGGGGAGAGCCCCTGCATTTCTGCACAGGGCTCAATAGAAACAACGCGGATGATGTCAGACATTGGTTGCACAGCTATGGCAGATAGCAACCCTCTGGGTCAAGCGGAGAGGGACCCAATCCCTTCCACCGTTAAAAGATTGCCCCTGCGGATCAGAGACAATGGTGATGGAGCGGGAGGCGTAAAGATCTCCTTTGTTGATTTCAGCGCCACAATTGTGGCAAACGCGATATTCGCGGGAACGTTTGAGTTTCATCGTTTGATTGATTTGAGGATGATGGAGCTAATTTCTTTAATCTGCTCAGTGTCGTCATTGTCCTGGGCTTGCTCTAGGAGTCGCTCCAGAGCCTGTATCGCTTTAACTCTTGTGGAGTTAAGTGGCGAATTGTCCCACGGTTCTTCTTGGTTGGCGATGAAAGCAGAGTAGAAACGATAAGAAGAGGATCGGGGAACACCGTGGTCAGCCACCAAGATTTCAATGATCTCCTTGCGGCTGAGACCTTCTGAATGCAAAGAGGCAATGACATAGGTTGCTTCCTCGCGGATGATGCGTGCCTGTTCATTTTGATCCATTCTCAGTGAGAATTCTCAGTGGTGCGGATGTGATCCGTCAGGATCTGCAAAAACCGCTCCTGTGTGGAGCGTGTGCAATTGGGCAGATAAGCCGCTACAGCATCATTGATGGCATCTGTGCCGCCATAAATGTTGACGCTGTCTCCAGAGCCATCAGTGGCCCATACAGAGCCATGATCAAGCTTGATGGAGCGATGTTCACTCAGTTGAAATTTGGTCACAGTGGTCTGATTCATGATTAAGTTGGGTTTGATTGGAGCGGAGCCCGCCCGAGGCTTGACTCCACTTGATAGAATCTTACAGGAACAACCATTCAAGGGCAAGCAATCCATTCATGACCAAGCCAGCATCCACTAAAACTGTTCATTTTTGCCCTGACGAATGGCAGATCCTTTTAGAAGCTGTCCATTCGTACAAAAGTACTAATGATGGTCGCAAGGTTGCTGGCCGCCTAAATTGGATTCGATCAAAACTAATGGAGTGTAAAGGTGAAAACTGTCTGATTCGTCTTGCGCCATAAAAAAAGCCCCATTGCGGGGCTTTGTCTTTAATTGGAAAGAACAAACGTCTCTACAATGTCGCGTTTGTAAACTGCAACATTCAGAGCATTTGGATGGTGAAATTGTTTGTAAGCGTGGCACTGGTCGATGTCATCGCTGTGAAAACAAATAAATGTCGTTCCATCGTCGTTCATTCTACAAACTGAAAACCTTCGGTGCTTATAATCACCAAAGCCGTTAACTGTTGGAGCGTCTGAAGTGGGGTAAGCCATGATGAAAAAAACCCGGCATTGAGCCGGGTGTGATTAGTGCAACAAGTCAGATAGTCCGAGATCTTCCCAAGGCTTCTTAGCCGTAACCTTTACACCTGGGTCGATCCCGTACAAAGTGCTGTTCAACCGGAGCCAATCGCAGACCTTTAAGATCTCCGCTTTGAACTCTTCCGTTGTGTCGCACTGGGTCGTCAAACAGTCGCCTTCTATGTAGCTAAACAAAACGAGACGGGCAGGATCTGCCCAGTTCCCGTAATAGCTAGCGTCCATAGCGGAGTCGATTGTGGCGAATCCTTTGGAAAACAACATCCGATCGTACAGATAACGATCGGCCTCTACAAACTCCTTAGTGCGTTGAATAGTCATATCAGCGCACCACGCGAACGTAGGGCTGACTGTTGCTGTGCTGTTGGAGCGGCTCAGTCATCGCTGTCTGAACTACTGCAACGCCAAAACTACCGGCGGCAACATAGACCGCCAACCATTGCCAAAACGTCATGAGTTGATTGATGGGGTTGGTTTTTTGCATTTGCTGAGAGCGTGCTTTGTGGAGCGTGAACCGCTGGGATCAGTTGTTGCCATTGCCAGGGCGAACCCGGTTCGGCTGCTGAATCTTGCGATTCGCTCTCAGTTCGATTGTCTAGGTGCGAAAAGAGCGGGACCCGGTCGGTCCTTCCCTCTCTTGTCTCACATTGTAGATCATTTTGATCCCATCTGACACTAAGAGATATGACAACATTAACGGGGGGCGGCGTTGCAATTTTTTTAACTGCCAACACGTCACGCACTACTTACACATATATCCGTGCAACAGCAATCGTGTAATAAAAAAGCCCCCTAGAGTGGGGGCAGGGGTCGAGTTTGCTGGAGCGCTGGAGTCAGTCGTCCTTATTTTCGATAGAGATTTTAAGTTCAGGCGCTTGAACGTTGACGGTTTCAACGGATTCACCGATGACACGTCCAATGGAGTCAAGGACTTGGCTTGCGGTTTGCAGTTGTCCTTTCTTTAGAGCCTGATTAAAGAGTTTAGTACGCATGTGCTGAAGACGCGCCAGCATATTTTCGCGGTCAGCCTTCCAGTCTTCATCAACGATTTTTTTAACGTCTGCCCAATCGCGCCATGCGGTCTGAATTGAGACCTGTTCTTTTTCAGCGTGATCGTAAACAAGCGCTGTGGAGGAGAGTCCTTCGAGCTGACGTTTATAGAGCCGTCGAACGCGGGCTTGCTTAGCTTCAGTCAGTTCGGGCTGCATTACTGTTTCGACCCTGTTTCTTTGGATAATAACTTGCTACAGCCCCTTGTGGAACGGTTTGAGGGGGTAGGGGGTTGAAAACCCGTGTAATGTAATAGGCATGAGCACAAAAACAGCACCAATCAGCCTGCGATGGGCACAAGGGCAGGTTTATTCGAGCGAAAAGCGTTTCAGGGTGCTTGTAGCCGGGCGTCGATTTGGGAAATCGTACTTATCTTGCGTGGAATTGGTACGTGGAGCGATTGAGAAGCCTGGGGAGACATTTTTTTATTGTGCTCCGACGTACAGGATGGCGAAAGACATCGCGTGGCGAGCCTTAAAAAAGCTAGTACCAAAGGTCTGGATCAAGACTAAGAACGAGACGGACCTAAGGATCGAGCTTATCAACGGTTCAACCATTGAATTGAAGGGTACTGAGAATGCAATGGCGCTTAGGGGGCGAAGTTTATCGGGTGTAGTGCTTGATGAGGCAGCATTTATGGATGCGGAGGTATGGTTTGAGGTGATTCGACCAGCTTTAGCGGATAAGGAGGGTTGGGCGTTATTTATTTCGACACCAGACGGTACAGCTAGCTGGTTTTATGACTTGTGGTGTTATGTGCCAGAAGATGAGACAGGAGATTGGCAGCGATGGTGTTACACGACGATTGAAGGCGGCAATGTTAGTAAGCATGAGGTTGAAGCAGCCCGTGCCCAACTAGATTCTCGAACGTTTCGCCAAGAATTTGAAGCGTCCTTCGAGAATCTGACTGGTTTAGTAGCCGTCAGCTTTTCAGACGACAACATTTCACCAGAAGCGCGAGATATATCGATTCAACCATTGCTATTGGGCGTTGACTTTAACGTCGATCCAATGAGCGGGATTTGCGCAGTAAAAGACGGTGAAACGCTTTATGTCTTTGATGAGATCATGTTGACAGGTGGAGCGACCACATGGGATTTTGCGGAGGAGGTTACACGTCGATATGGAGTAGATCGGCGAATTATCGCGTGTCCTGACCCAACAGGTGGAGCGCGAAAGACGAGTGGAGTTGGTGTAACGGACCATGCAATTCTTAGACGCAGTGGTTTTACGGTTCAGAGTCCGCGATCACCGTGGAAAATCCGGGACAAGATTACAGCAGTCAACACAGGTTTAATGGATGCCTCTGGAGCACGACGAGTCAAGATTCATCCGCGATGTAAGGAGTTGATCAAATCGCTTCGGACGTTGACGTATGCGCCTGGAACTGGGTTACCAAACAAGAATTTAGGAGTGGACCATGCGTTTGATGCTTTTGGATATTTAGTGCTACAGCAGTTTAATCTTGCGAAACCGGAGACACTGGGCGCAACTTCGTACCGTCTCTACTAAGATACCTAGGTACTCTGTAAAGGGTGCAGATGTCACCCTGCAGCGGATCAGGGGTAAGGAATGCAGGTGCGTGAGCCGGTTCTAGTCCGCAACCATTTGGGGCGTTAGACTGGGGTTGTCGTTGCATTTTGGATTATGCCTGGTCATTACGGGGCTGGTGGCAAGAAAAAGCCCAACGGCAAGAAGAAGGGTATGAAAAAGGGCAG